TCAGTCGTTATTAACGGCAACATGCAGGCGGAAAAAGGCCGTCTGCCCTTTGTGGAGATGAACGGGAGAGCGCTTCTGGTAAACCCCGACCGTGTAAAGGCCGGCAGAAGAGACCTCGCCGGTCCACCTGTCGGGCTGCGGGCTTACCGCACTATCATAAACCATGCTGCCGGACTGGTCTTTTACAAAAAAGTAAATGCCGCTTTTGCGGGAATGACACTGAATATTCAGTTGCTGCCCTTCCTTAACGGGCACACGAAACGGCACGGGGCCAGCGCCCTCCAGCGTGCCGGACACCACTGTACTGGGCACATGTGGGGCCAGATGCACGGATCTGGCCAAAACGGGAACTGGGGCTTGCAGGGCAGCACTCCCCAGAAGGAGCCCACCTGCAAGCACGGCAAATCTTGTTTTTCTTATCATGTTGCCTCTCTGCCTTCTGTCTTGTGCAAAAGGTTCGCACACAGATTACAGGAGAGCGTGCTGGCGCATCAAGCAGAACAGAGGGGCTGCACCAAACCGTCACGGTATTGCGTTCAGCGCCGCCAGTTTCCAGCCTGCTGATGTGTAGATGGCCGGAGCGTCATCATCCGCATCATAGAGCGTGGTGCCGATGGGCAGATTGCTCATGCCTTTGATCGCCGCGCGGGAGAAGGTGGGCAGGCGGATGCCCCCGGCGGGGGTTAGCGCACCGTTCAGAGTTTCATTCCCTGCCGTATCCAGCTGGCGCAGGGTGGTGCTGCCGTTGGCATCCCGCAGGCCAGTGCTGGTGTAGCCGGTGGTGATGACGCCGGTTGGCTCCCACGCCACAGTCTGGCCGCTCCCCAACCGGACCGCCTGCGGCGTTGTCAGGCCGGACAGATTAACCCCGATGCCTGCCTTGCCGTTCAGCGTAATAGCACTGGCCGAGCCGTTGTTCATGGTGGTGGTCATGCCGCTGTTCAGGCTGCTGCCGGTAAGCGTTTCATTCCCGCTCTGGTCCAGTGAGCGCAGGGCTGTGCCACCCCATGTGTCCTTCAACTGCCCGCTGGCAAAACGGGTTTGCACAGTGGCCGTCTGTTCCCACGAGACATGCTGCCCCTCCGCCATGCGCAGCGCATCGGACGCAGTCAGGCCGGTTGTGTCCAGCCCGATAGCGGCGCTACCCTGCGCGACAAACGCGGAGGCGGTGGGCTGGCTGAGGCTCACCACGGTCTGGCTGTTATGGGCAGCGCCGGGAATGCTCTCATTCCCCTGCGTATCCAGCGTGCGAGCTACACCTGCGGCGACCTGATCGGTCAGTTTACCATCTGCAAAACGGGTTTGCACAACAGCCGTTGGTTCCCAGGAGAGCGCCTGCCCTGTGCCAAACCGCATGGCCTCCGGCGTGCTCAGGCCCGTCAGATTCACGCCAACCAGTGCCTGCCCGCCCAGGGTCCACGCCATGCCGCTTGCAGGATTGGCAATGGCGGTCGTCACATCCCCATTCATCCCAACGGAGAAAAGTGGCGTTGTGTCATACCAGTAGCGGAGGGTGTAGGCGGCGGAATCAAACTGAAAATGCGGCTTGTGGTCATCACTAAACGCAAGATTTCGGTTTGCGCCGATATTCAGAACCGGGGCATTATTGACCGGCGTGCTGCGGGAGAGATCAATGCCCGCTGTGTCAAACCGGCCTGCGGCGTCAATCATGATGCCATAGGCGCTGGTGCTGTCATTATTCCCCAGAGCAATCCCCTTGCCCACCCGGCCCGGTGTGCCGGTGCTATCCGCTCCGGCAATCTGGAGCTGGAGGCCGATGCGCCAGTTATTGGGGTCATCCGCATTGGCGTAAACGTCAATTTCCCGCCCCACCAGACTGCCTGCAATATTGGAAGGCTGGCCAGTGTCATCACGGGTTTCATCATATCCGGCCCAGATCTGGGAGCGCGAGCCTTTGCCGTCTGCCAGCGCATTGGCAGGCCGCTGTGCCAGACTGGCCTGTGCGACGTGCTGACCGCCGCCAAAGGCCGCGCTGTTGAGCACCGTGGAATGGCACCAGACGTAATCATTCAGCGCCGCGCCCACGGAGGGAATGGTGCAGTTGCCTTTTTCCAGATTCATCACAAACCCGGCTTTCCCGCCGGAATGGGTGACATCCAGATCCTTGCGCAGCACGGGGGCCATGTCCGCTGCGGTCTGGCCACGGGCAAAATATTTGCCGCCTTCCAGCGTGCTTTCCAGCACATCGGTCCCAAGAGTGGTCAGCGGCCCGCCATCAGCCTGCAACGTGCCGTTGGCCTGCCACAGATTGGGCGTGCTGCCGGTGGGGAGGGCTTTTAATGCCAGTTTACCAGCAGGAAGCTGAATAACTGCCCCGGAGGCTGCGGCATTTTTGGCGGCCTGCAGGGCGGCGGTATCATCCGTTTTGCCGTCCAGCGCCAGACCGAAATCCTTTGCATTCAACTGGTCTGCAAACCGTTCAGCCAGCGGCCTGCCGACAGCGCCGTTTGCGCCAATTTTTGCCGTGGCGGTGGACAGATCGCCCGAGACGGGGGCTGTCATTGCGCCATTGGCATCCAGCGCTGCCACACCGTTTGGCGCGCCTTTGTCGGACTGCTGCACGCTGCCATCCGCCATGGCCCCAATCTGCCCGATGGTGGCGTTCTGCCACAAAGCAGGCACCCCCGTTGCGGCATCCAGCCCGCCCGGAGGCCGGGTGGGGACATAAGGAGCCGCGCTGCTTGCCAGAGATTTGGCCATAAGCGCGCTGCGCAGGAGTGTGGGTGGTTGGGCAGATGCTACCGTGCCGGAACCAGACGGTGTGGACGGAGTAGCGGTGTCCGCAGCAGTTGCAGACAGTGTGGAAAGCTGACTGGCGGATGCTGACGCCGTGGCCTGCCATGCTGCCTGATATTGCGGCAGCAGGTGGTTGGGCCGGGCGGACGCCGCGCCCTCTGCTCCAGCCAGCAGTGCTGCGCCGGAACACAGGCTGAGAAGAAAACGGGTTTTGGAAAAATGGCTCATGAAGACGTGCCTTGAGAGATACAGAGATAACCGCCGTTGTTCCACCACACACCCCGCAGGCCGGGGTCTGTGGTGGGGAGGTCCATGGCCATCAGCACATGCCCATCCTGCACGCCCAGACAGTCCAGCCCGCCAAGCACCAGATTGCCATCGGGCGAGAGAGTGGCGAGACCGTTGGGGATGCCCTTCTGCTCCGCCAGAACGGTTACCGCCGCATCTGATGCATGGGCGACCGCTGTTTGGGCCTGTGTTGCGGCGTCCTGCGCCTGCGTGACGAGGGTGGCGACTGTGCCGCTCACCTGCCCGCTCTGGGCATCGACATAGGCCTTGTTGACCAGATGCGCGGCATCCGTGGGCGGAAGGCCACAGCTCAGCAAACCCGTGATCGTATCGCCTGTTTTAGAGACGGCACCGGTCCAGATGGCGGACTGAGGCACAAACTGGCCCTGCCCGTTGAAAATACCAAAAACAAGATCGGCCGGTGCGGGCTGAGGCTGCACCGGCAACGCCGAAAGCGGCATGCCACTGGGTGTGGATGCCGTGAAACTGCTTGACCCGGACATGGGCTCTCCCGTTACGCGATAAGATAAGGGGTTCCGGACGGGCCGGTGAGGATTGCGCCCCCCGGCAGCGCCATGGCGTTAGGCGGAACCGGGGTGCCATCTGCCAGACACGGGGCAGGCTGAGGCGGTGCAGCCGGTGTATCTGCCAGAATGGCGACGGCTACCGGCTGCACAAAGCTGCGCCCCTGCTGCGTGGTGACGCACACCTGAACCTGCTGCACCGTGCCCGGCGGGCCACCACCCAGAAAAATACAGGCCATGCCGTGCAGCACGGTTGCCCACAGAACGGTGAGGTCCGTTGCAGCACCCGTGGCAGTCAGCACACTGGCGGTAACAGAAGACAGATAATCCCCTGTTCCGTGCAGCCAGTTTTTAGGATTAAGCGTAAAATCCAGATTGTCCCCGCTGGCTTTGGGCGCCCATGCCAGACAGACTTCCTCCGCCACCAGCCCGCGCAGGCGCAGACCCGGCGGAATGGTGAGCGGAAGAGTGCGCGCCGGGGCTGGCCGCCAGTTGGGGGAAGGCAGAGGGGCCGTCATGCCGGGGCCTCCGGCAGAGTTGTGCTGGTGGCGTCCTCTCCCTCTGCAATGGCGCGCAGGGCTTTGAGGTAAGTGACCCATGCCTCCGGGGTTGGCTCATTCAGTGCGCCATAATTCCCCCACACGATCTGGCGGGCAGCCGCAAGCGCGGTCTGCGCCTGTGTGGCCAGCGGTTCGGGCTGAACGGGGGTTGTATAATCAATGATTTTCCCATTCACCACCCCCCGCCCGCCGGGCAGGCGGAAACTGGTTGTGTTGGCCCAGTCCTCCGGGTTTACGGGGATCAGGCTGGTCGCAGGTGGCACAGCGGCAAGGCTGCTCATCGTCCCGGTGTCATACCAGCCCGTGACCGGGGTGGGCTGCGGGGCTGTTGTGTCATAGGCTGCATAATAACGGTCTGGATAAGCTGTTTTGATATCTGTCATTATTTTGGCCCTATCACGATAATATTGGCAGCCCCCTGATGGTTGCGGGGCCGGACAAACAGGCCGGTCGCGGTCGCGCCGTAACACCAGTAATCTGTGTCCGTCACATCATCCCCATTGCCGCAGGAATTGGCCTGATAGAAGACCGGTGTTCCTGAAAATGCGACCGGAAATGTGATCCACGTTCCTGCCGTGGTGCCATTCCCGACAGTTGCCTGAAACGCCTGTATGCGGTGGCCATAGGCCAGATTGATCACACGGCCGTCTGCTGTGCCGAAATCACTGTTATAAAGCCCGGCGGAAACGTATGAGCTCAGGTCAGACGTGTAGGCGATGTCTCCGTACTGGCTGTCATTTATCCGGCGGTTCTGGCCCCACTGGACATAACGCCAGGATCCATCAGGAAATTGCAGAGACAGAAGAGCGCGGAAGGTTGTGCCGACCTCTTCCTGCAAACCGACAAAAAACTGGCTACCTCGCCCTTCGGCTTTGGAACTAAAGCAGGGGTAGTTGATATACTGGCCATTCTGCGGATTGTAGGGCGACGCCAGCGCGGTAATGCCGTCAAACCCCTCCTGCACCAGTGGGCCATTAACATTCAGCCATGAGACTGTGCCGCCTGATAACGGCAGATAGCCCGTAAACAGGTTTTGCCATGCGGCCCCCTCTGCGCCGGGCGTGCTGACATTATCATCTGCTGTGGAAACCCAGAACGTGCCGGGTGTTGTGCCGGACACAACAGCACCGGCCGGATAGCCGCCAATGGCCTGCGCAAATCCGGCGTCAAACGTGCCCCAGCATCCGGCCTGATACGCGCGCAGGATTTTGGAAATCAGGTTGAGCAGGCCATTCATATCCTGCCCGCGCGGGGGCACGCCGCCAGCGGAGCGGGCAATGAAAGTTTCCGGCGGAAAACCCAGCGCGAGCGAGGCCGTGCCATCCCCTGAGCGAGCCTGTGTTGTGGGGATAGTTGCAACATCACTCGCCGCAGCGTTGTCTGCAATAGGTGTTGCGAGGCGTGTGGGGAAATCAGACTGCTTCATGCATGCCCCCTGATAGCGTAAGAGACGGCCACTCCGGCCGGGCGCGGCAGGACGCCGCTGCTTTGAATGATGGAAACCTGCACATCTGTCGGGATGAAATTGAAAACGTAGGTCATGCTCATATCGCCATGGTCTTCCACCCAGGCATCGCCCTGCCCGGCAAACAGCGCCATGAGAAGGACATTCAGGCTCAGGACGGACCCATCCGTGATGTTGACCATGGCTTTGGCGTAAATAAGCTGACGAAAGCCCTCATCCGACAGACTGACATTGCTGCTGGTGGCCGTGCCTTTATACCAGGGGGCTGCGTTGAAGCCCTGCTCGGTCAGGTCCGTTGCCTCTGCAAAGCCAAGGAAATTTTCAGCGGAAATTGTGAGGACGCGCTGCACGCCCACAATCCGCCCCCACACATCCAGCCCGTACCCCTGTGCGGTGGCGATGTTCCAGATCTGGTCATACCACTGGTCAATGAGCGTTGCAGGGTCAAACGCCTGATTCCAGCCATTGATAAGGGCATTCAAGCTGGGGGCGCAGGCATATTGTGAGAGGACGGTTTTCTGCACATCCTGCATTACACCAGCTCCACGCTAATGGTGGAGGCATCCAGTGTCGGGATCTGGTCTGCCTGCATCTGCATGGTAAATCCGGTGGGATTTGGGCTTGTGCCAACAGTGATTTCCGTAATCTGCGCCCATGAGCCGAGGCTCGCCACTGCGGCATAAAACCGGCTGGCATACAGAGTGCTGCCAATACGGGCGCGGGTACCACCATCATCCCCCAGAAAGGCGGATTGCACGGCGGTCTGAATATCCGTGGTAACTGTAGACGGCACGGCAGCAGAGGACGCCAGACGCACCATGACATAAACTGGCGTGGGCGTTGGTCTTTGAAAACTGACTGTATAGCTCGGCGGGGTTTCATAGGAACTGGCTGGGTCGGCCACGGTGACGGTGGTGTTACCGTTATAGGCGCAACCCGGTGGCTTCTTGCGCAGAATGGCCAGCGCAATCTCCGCATCCGCGCCGCCATTGACGCAAACATACAGACTGTGCGGCGCAAGGCTCACGCCGTTGACGGTAACATTCTGGGCCGTGCTGTTGTCTGTAACATACGCATCCGTCACCCCGGAGACCGCCTGCACAGCGGCGGAAATAGCATCCAGCGGGCCGATGGCGTTGACTGCAACTGAGGTTTTACGACGTGCCTCAAACGCAGTGCGACTTTCTACCGCACGACCCGTCACCCCAGCGGTGGGGTTGCTGACCGCGCTCCACCCCGCGACGGACTGGCTGATGGTGACACTCCCTGCCGGACAGACCACTTCCCCTGCGCTGGTGCAGGTAAAGGTGCCCTGTGCGGTGCCGGTGGCATCCAGCGTGAGAGCGTTATCTGCCGTGTAGCTGTTGCCGGACTGATCCTTGATGAGCGCGCCTTGCGGGATGACCGTGCCGGCTGCGCCGGTGCAGATACAGGTTACGGTTGTCGGGGAGGCTGGCAGGCGGGACATGAAATAGATGCGCCCGATCGCGTCCTGCATGCGGCCTTCGGCCCGAGCGGGGTCTACGCCATTGGCGAGGGCGAGGAACTGGTCATACGCATCCCCCAGAATGGCGGTGAGGGACATCGCCAGTTGCCCTTGCGGGGTGGAGAGGTCCGTATTGAGCGTATTGCCAAAAGCGGCGTTGATATCGGCAAGAACGCCGGTCAGCATGTCGGCTTCTTCCGGCATGATGAAGCCCGTGGCGTCCAGAACCGGGGCCGGGACGGATGTGGTGCCTGTGGCGGTATTAGAGGCTGACAACGGTCTGACTCCCATCAGTAAGAGTTAACTGGATGATGCCGGACAGACGGCGGGCCGGGCTGAGGCCGGTGAGTACGCACACGGCCTGTGCGACACCTTCCACACTCAGGGCAGTTTGCTCCACATCCGCACGGAACAGGGCGGCGGACTGGGTGCGGCCCAGAATGTTGGTGAGATACGGCAGGCCGAGGGCTGTGTTGTACCAGCACTCCCCCAGAAACACGCGCACGGCACAGGCGACGTTCTGGGCAACGGCATAGGGCGCGGAGGCCACGGCCATGCTGCCGCTGGCATCGACCACCAGATCCCAGGTTGATCGGTCGAGAAGCAGGGTTTGCATCTGGCGTATTCTCTGCATGTTTGGATGTGTGGGGGCACCGCCGTGAGAGGGCAGTGTCCCTCTGTAGCGGCGTGTGAGGCTGGCTCAGTCTGCGCGGACGCTAGGAGTGACCACGCGGGGGCGCAATCGGCTCTGTTTCCCACAAAAGTGAATAGGTTTTATCCACCAGAAGGACGGAGTGCGGAGGCAACTTTGCCGCTTATGCTGCGTTGTTGTGACAGATACGCGATGGATCGGTTTTGGTGAGGGTCTGAACGGGCCTGAATCGTGCATGTCTGAAAGGATGTGCTGGCAGGATCAGACTGAATATTTCTCTTAAGACTTTCTTAATCGCGCCATCGTTTTTTATTTCAGCAGACAAAGGCACATCATCATGAGCGCCAAATCAACCCATACAGACCACACCACAGTAAAACTGGGGGAAGAAACCGTGCAGCGCGGGGCCGGCGGGGAAACCCACCAGACCGCAGGCGGGGATGTTCCCACGCTGACAACGCAGCAGGGCGTTCCGGTTTCTGACGACCAGAACACATTAAAAGCAGGCGCGCGCGGCCCGAGCCTGATGGAAGATTTTCATTTCCGCGAAAAGATTTTCCACTTTGACCATGAACGCATCCCCGAGCGCGTGGTGCATGCCCGTGGCTATGGTGCGCATGGTTTTTTTGAACTGACACATTCCCTCTCCAACATTACCAGCGCGGATGTGTTGCAGCGTGAAGGGGAGCGGGTTCCGGCGTTTGTGCGCTTCTCCACCGTGGCGGGCAGCAAGGGATCAACCGACCTTGCGCGTGATGCACGTGGCTTTGCCGTTAAGCTCTACACAAAGGAAGGCAACTGGGACATTGTAGGTAACAATATCCCCGTGTTCTTCATTCAGGATGCCATCAAGTTTCCGGACATGGTGCATGCGGTCAAGGAAGAACCGGACCGGGCCTTTCCGCAGGCGCAGTCCGCGCATGACAACTTCTGGGATTTTATTTCCCTCACCCCGGAAAGCATGAACATGATCATGTGGGTGATGTCCGACCGTGGCATCCCCCGCTCCTTCCGCTTTATGGAAGGGTTTGGTGTGCATACCTTCCGCTTTGTGAATAAAGCGGGCCAGTCCACCTATGCCAAATTCCACTGGAAGCCGAAAATGGGCCTGCAGTCCGTGGTGTGGAACGAAGCGCTGAAAATCAGCGGGGCAGACCCGGATTTTCATCGTCGGGATTTGTGGAACGCCATTCAGGCCGGGGATTTTCCGGAATGGGAACTGGGTGTTCAGCTGTTTGATGATGAATTTGCCGACAAGTTCGACTTTGACATTCTGGACGCAACCAAGCTGATCCCCGAAGAACTGCTGCCGGTGCAGCCGGTGGGTCGCCTGGTGCTGGACCGCATGGTAGACAACTTCTTTGCGGAAACCGAGCAGGTCGCCTTCTGCACGCAGAATATTGTGCCGGGCATTGATTTTACCAATGACCCGCTGCTGCAGGGCCGCAACTTCTCCTATCTGGACACGCAGCTTAAACGTCTGGGTGGGCCGAACTTTACGCATATCCCCATTAATGCGCCCAAATGCCCCTTCCATACCCTGCAGCAGGACGGGCACATGGCCATGCACAACCCGAAGGGACGTGCAAATTACGAGCCGAATTCCTGGGGTGGTGAAGCTGGCGGCCCGCGTGAAAACCCGGAGACGGGATATAAGACATTCCCCTCTGAGGTCAGCGGCCTGAAGGAACGGGTGCGTTCCGAGAAATTTGCAGACCATTACAGTCAGGCACGTCAGTTTTACAAAAGCCAGACGGAAGTCGAGCAGACGCATATCCAGATGGCCATCACCTTTGAACTCAGCAAGGTGGAAACCCCGGTTATTCGCAGCCGCGTCGTCTCACACCTGCTGAACATTGATACGGGTCTGGCCAAAGCTGTAGCGAAAGGTCTGGGGCTGGAAAAACTGCCGGAAGCCGCACCGCCGGCACGCGCTGTGGTGGATCTGCCGCCCTCACCTGCTCTGAGCATTCTGAAGAATGGTCCGAAGAGCTTTGCGGGCCGGAAGATTGGCGTGCTGGCGACTAATGGCGCGGATGGTGCTGTGCTGGAAGCGTTGCAGAAAGCGGCCAAAGCCGAAGGCGCTGAGGTGGAAATTGTCGCCCCGCAGATTGGCGGGATTACGACCTCTGACGGCAAGCACGTGCCTGCGGCCCAGCGCGTGCCGGGTGGGCCGTCTGTGCTGTTCGATGCGGTGATCTTGCTGCCGTCTGAAGAGGGTGCCAGGCAGCTTGCGCAGGATTCCGATGCACGAGATTTTGTGACAGATGCCTATGCCCACGCCAAGTTTATTGGCTACGCTCCGGCAGCCCTGCCGCTGCTGAAACGCGCTGGTGTGGTGGATGACGCCGTGGACGATGGCGTGATTGCACTGAAAGCGGGCAAGGATGCGGAAGAGTTTGTGAAGACCTGCCGCGAACTGCGCTTCTGGCCGCGTGAGGCGTCTGTGCATGCGGTGTAAAGGGAACGTCGCAGTTTGAAGTAAATTATTTGGCGGGTAAAATTGTGAATTACCCGCCAGTATGGAAGGTTTGTAGTCTTTGACGTAATTCTCTAATGATTGCATTTTCATTAAATGGCCGTTAATTATGGCTCTGATTATTATCAGGGCTTTTCCAAAATGCAGATTAGCGAAGTCATTGGCTATATTCGTAATGCATCGCATATTACATTCATTGTAGGAGCTGGAGCTTCGCGCAGCGCGGGAATTCCAACAGCTCCAGAGTTAGTGAAAATCATTAACAGTGATTTTAATCACTGTTTGAGTTCCGTCCTCGACGAAGACCGAACAGATTACGGAAAGATGATGGGAGCTTTATCCCCTGCTGACCGTAGACGTCTGATCGAACCTCTACTTGCACAGGCAAAGCTCAATTGGGGGCACGTTGCCCTAGCGCGGATTATCCATGCATTTCAGGTCCGACGTATACTGTCGTTTAATTTCGACTTCCTACTGGAAAAAGCCGCAGCTTTAATGGGCAATCATTTGCCAGTTTATGACTTTGGTGTTTCCCCTACTCGGGTCGTGACAGGGCTTGCCGACAAGGCGATTTTTCACTTGCATGGACAAAGTTATGGTTTGACGCTTCTTAATTCTGATGAGGAAACAGTAGAGCACGCTGAAAAGCTTCGTCCTCTATTAGCCGATAGTCTGCGTAATCATCTAACAATTGTTATTGGCTATAGTGGCCTAGCAGATGCAGCCTTTGACGTCATGGCCGAATCTTTTGACAGCAACCAGAATTTGATCTGGCTTGGCCACACATGTAATGCACCTTTACATTTAAAACCACTACTTGAAAAAAACTATACTCACTATATTGGTGGCTGCGATTTTGATCGTTCAATGATTGAAATTGCTCGAGGTCTAGATTGCTGGCCTATTCCCTTGATCGAGAACCCTCCTCAGCATGCCTTGTCTCTTCTAGACTCTCTGCCTAACTTCCCCGTGGGAGAAGAGCAATCGACAGAAGTTTTAGGTGCCACTCGCGACCGGTTAAAAAAACTCGTAACCAAGTGGTCAGCGGGACGCAATGATGCAGAAAAGGCTGCTAACGTAGTAATCTCTGGCGACTCTAAAGCTTGGAATATTGAAGGCAAGCCTCTTTCCGAAGAAGCTCGCACTCTGTCCGCATGGGCACTCATATCACAGGGAAACAAGCTTGCTGATGAAGCACTACGATCTAATGATATAAAGAAGAAAGAAAAATTTGCAGATGCATATGGAAAATTTTCTAAAGCACTTGAAATTAAAATAGACAATTACGATGCGCTAAACAATTGGGGCACTACCCTAGCGCGAGAAGCCAGAACCTGCACAGGTAAATTAAGAGAACAGAAGCTTTCAGAAGCAATAGAAAAATTCTCTAAAGCAATAGAAATCAAACCCAATATGCATAGAGCACTATTCAATTGGGGTATTGCATTAGTAGATGAAGCTAAAGATCTCAAAGGCACGACAAGATCCCAAAAATTTGCACAAGCAATTGAAAAATTTAAGGAAGCACTCGAGGCTGGACATGACCGTGCTGATGCACTCAACCACTGGGGTTCAGCTTTAGCGGAAGATGCTCGGGGACACAAAGGAACTAAACGAGCTGAGAGATTAAGAGAAGCCGCTAAGAAATTTGAAGAAGCATTTTCGATCAACCCTAGAAAAAGTAAATTTATAGAAAACTGGGCTGCCACGTTGCTAATGGAAGCCGGAGACACTAACAATCAAGAACGAGAAAATGCACTCTGTAAAGCCTTTAACTTATTATACGCAATAAAAAAGAAAGATGGAAAGGCAATCTATAACCTTGCTTGTGCACTGGCATTGAAAGGAAAATATTTTGAAGCCCTTAACGAGCTTGAAGCATGTCTAAAAGATGATACTTTACCTGATATACTGCATATTGAGGCAGACCCCGATCTGATTGCCTTACATGCGGAGCCTCGTTTTGAAGCTCTTCTTGAGCGACAACGGTCAAAATAATCCTCCCCTACAATAGCTACCCCTGCGGGGTGCCGGTGATCCCGGAACCGGGTTGCACGCCGGGGTGGGTGTGCTGGGTCAGGGAGATGCCGTTGGCGGTGACGTCCTGCGAGACTGTGAGGCTGCCGTCTATGGCAACGGGGCCGGTGATGTGGGTGTTCTGGGCTTCGATGCTGACGGTGCCAGCCGTTTTCAGCGTGATGCCGCTTTCACTGAACCAGAGATACTCCTGCGGCGTGCCGTTGAGGAAGCCGCCGATGTAGAGGGCGTCTGCCATGTTCTGTTGCCTGAAGGAACCGGGGGCAGCACTGGCACGGGCGGTTTTGACGTTGAAGATATCGCGGTCCGCGACAAGAGCGAGGCCGATGTCGCCTTCCGTTGGGTCCAGAATGACGGCGCGGCACCCGCCCTGCAGGCGGAAATACGGCACGTTATAGAGCACGCCATGCGGCATGATGCGGCCAGAGGCGTCCTGCTGATGCACCATGGGCTGCACATCCACCGTGCCGACCGGGTTGAGCCCGGTCCCCGAAACGGCCTTGACCTGCACAGGCACAACGGTGCGGCGGCCTGACAGTAGGCGCGTGATGACAGTATTCAGAGCATTGAAATCTGATGCGGCGGCATCGGCCCGATTGAAAATGGGATAACCGCTGGCTGGGGCCTGCTGTGCGCTCTGGCTTGCGGTTTGCGCGGCTGGGTTGGTCTGGGTCATGCAGTGGGTTCCCGATAGGCCTGCGCCACGATGTCCGTAAACCATGCGCCGTGGGGCGTTTCTGTTTGCAGGGTGTGCCGCACCTGTGTGGCACGCCACAGGCCGACCGGCACCGGGCCGTTTTGCTGCCCCCATCCGGCGGGCTGGTAACGGCTGTGCAGCGCGATCAGGCTGTTGAAACTGACAAGCGGGTTAAACACCATCCGCAAAGCCAGTCCGCCAGCGGACCATGCGGGGTAGCCGATCAGCCCGGTTTGTGCGGAGAGGGACAGGGCTTGTGTGGAGTTAGAGGGAGGCATCTGGCGTGTGGTGCCGAGGGGTGTTGGCTGTAAGGCGGTAGAGGTTGCTGGCCAGACGGAGAGCTGGCCGCGCCCCAGCCCGGCGCACAAGGGCACGGTTTCCAGACACTGGCTGAGTTGCTGGCCGGGGCTGCCGTGGAAATAGGGATCATGCAGCATGGCGGTTACACCCTGAGTGTGCAGGGTTAGCCCGGCCTTGCTGGCAATGGTGCCAAGCACCTGCCCGGCGGAGACGGCACCCCGGTAGCCGGTAGGTGTGGCCGTCATGGCGTTTGGAAGAACTGTTGAAAAAGCCTGTGAAACAAAGGTGACATTGGGAGCGGTGGTATAATCTACATAGGCCAGCGTGACACCCCCCTGAAAGACCAATGCCCTGCCCCCTGCCCCGTCCTGCGTTGTGAGAATGAGTTCACTCGCACTCTGGCGCGTGGGGTCCGGCGCGGCCATGCTCAGGCGGTTCATGACATCTGGGGTCATGCCTTCAATCCGCACTGTCGCACTTTCTGCCGTGGGGAAACGGGCCTGTGTGACCTCGGCATGCACGCGCAGGCCGGAGAGAGTAACCGTGTCCTCCCCATTAGGGCCGAACGCCTGTGAGAGCAGCCGGAATGTGACATCCACGGCGCGGTTTTGAAGCGTTGATTGCGACATGGTGCAGGAGTTTCCGGAATATAGGAAATAGGGACTTTGGGACGGTGGCGCTTTCAGGCCGTCCAGCCGGGGCGGTAGAGGAGAAGGAAGCGGGAACCGAGGGCGGTTGCGTCCGGGTTTTGCTGGCCTTGTGTGTCAGAAAACAGGAAGTCTCCGGGTAGGCCGATGGCCACATCCCGCACCAGCCATGTGCGATCCTGACACAAAATGCCGGACAGAAAACGCGTGCTGTTGGCATCAAAATCTGCATACAGGCCGGTGCTGCGCTGGCGCAGGGTGATCTGGATCAGGGTGCCGGAAAGGGAGACTTTCAGCGTTTGCGCCGGAAGGGCGGACAGGGGCACCGTGAGCAGAGAGGCTGTGGAGATCGTGCTGCCCTGGGCTGTTATCAGAGTGGTGTTGGCTGGAGATGATTGCAGTGAGGCTGCGGGCATGGGGAGGCCACTCCGGTTGTGCGGGCTTGGAGGGGATTATTTATGGGTTTGAAAAAACAGTGCAGCGTCTAAATGTGCTGCTGGGATCTGATAATTTCAGAGTGCAAAAGAAGGCTGGCTGAGTGTGCGCAAGCGAGAGCTGATATCAGGCGTTTACTGTTCTCGTGCGTACTAAAATATTTAGTAAAATAAAGAGCTATTATGTTTTCAGCATCGGCATATCCACCGATTATCTGCGGAAATACTCTTGCTCTGATCTGCCACTTTAAGAGCCGCTTTTAAGGTGCTCGTATCTAAAAAGCAGACCGAGACGGTCGGCGATAAGGAGAGGATTTATGCGGTGTGTAAAAAGTCTGTGGCTCCCTGCATGGTAAGCAGGAAGCCACACGATATCAAAAGACATTTCTGCCCGATTGGGAAAAAGGGGTCTTTTGGAAAAGGTCTTATTTAACCTGAGCTTCGTAACCAAGGAGTTTGGTTTTGAGGTCGGTGGCGACTTTTACCAGATCCGCGTTTGTGGAGGTGGCGTTGCTGGCATCAATAAACAGGCTGGTCGTTTTTGTGTTGCTTGCAAGATAGCGTGCGTAGCTTCTGTCAAACGCAGCCCCATGCAGACGCTGCATCTGATCAATAATTTTCTGGTTCTGTGCAGAAGGTTTTGCAGCCAGCGTTGCGGTGCCGGTGGTGGCCAGTGCTGTCAGCTTATCGTGGTTGTCTGTCAGGTCTTTGACGATTGTCGTGCCAAGCTGCGCGATATCGCTGCGGGCAGCGTGTGTTTTGGCAAGGTTTGCCAGTGCAATGTGGGTAAGTTCCACATCATTAAGTTTGGCGGCAAAGCTTGTATCGGCCGCCGTAAAGGGAGCGGCTTTTGCCAGATCCGGCAACGGCGGCGCAGGCGGCTGACCTGGGTGCAGGCAGGCGCTCAGTGAGAAAAGCGAGACGACAAGAGAAGAGCAGGTAAGCACCTGACGACGGGACGGAAGCAACATGATCAGCAAATTCTCCTTTGACCTCAGGGACCGCTTTGCAGGACTGCCCGAGGTCTCAGACAGTACAATTAAACAACCTCGTGATAATAGCGTATAATGGGGAGGAAAAAGCAAGACTAGAGAGAGACACTTTTCATTATAATCGAAATGATATAGAACAGACGATGCAATCAGGCTATTAAGGTGATAGAAAGATATTTGTCAGAAAAGAAATATTTTATGTATCTTTGATCCTCTTGCATTGCAGAGGAAGAACACAGTATCGTAATAACTTTCTACGTCTTGATATGAATATTTTGGACACGGTGTGAGGATAGTCGAAAAAATGAAGTGTCGTCTTTTAGGTTTGTTTGCGGTCGCCTCACTCTCTGTCGGTTTAAGCGGTTGCGGGTATTTTGATTCACGCGCTGCTCATAAAGCACAGGTCACAATGATCGGGATGACATCCTACGATCTGCAGGCCTGTGCTGGCCTGCCGGCTTCCACCAAACAGATTAATGATACGACGCAGATCTTCATCTATTCCGGCACGCAGCCTGCACCGAGCTATGGCGGTTCTACCCTGATTCCGGTTGGTGATATTTCAACGCTTGTCAACGTGCTGGGCGGCGGTGGCGGCACAGGTTGTACCGCTGTAATCCGTCTGGATAATGACCGCGTCTCTGACGTGCATTATACGGGCAATGATGATGAAATGATTGGCACGGACGGCGTCTGTTCCATTATTACCCGTGGGTGTGCCCGCCAGCCGGAAGGCACGATGCAGCGCTCTGCCGGTGGTATTCTTGGTCCGGTTTCCGCTTTCCATCCGCCCAGAACGCCGCAGCAGTCTACCTCTGCGACCTATTCCAAGCAGTCCGGGAATGCTGTGCTGAATACTGAGAAGAATTCTACGGCTCCTGCCATTGTGCCGCGGGCCCAGTAAAACACAGACTTAAAAATTTCTGGCTTATGCGTGGAAAGAGGGAGTGTTGCTCAGGCAACATTCCCTCTTTTTCTTTATAGGCGTTATCAGTTTCTTTTTGGCTGTGCCGCAACCCATGCCTGTTGCTGGGAGGCTTGCGCATAGGCTTTGTCTGTCACCCAGCGCAGGGTGGTCTTGCCTTCTTCCGGTGTTAAAGTGCCGGAGTCCACATCCTGTCCGACTTTCAGGGATGCCAGATCGACTTGCAAACGCAGGCTGTACTGCGCCCCCATAGCGTCCGGCCCATAATGGGCATGGGCCTGATAGATGCAGTTGAACCGCTTATAAGCTGTCCCTTTTGCAAAAGGATATTTTGAAAAGCACTCTGAAACAGCCTCGTGCATGTCCCCTCTGCCATGATCGTCCACACATCCTGACCCCAGAAGACAGACAGAGGCAGCGGCCAGACAGTGCCTCCAGAAAGGCGCAAGCGGGCGTTGTGTGTGAGTGGTCTCTTTAGAATGAGATGCGCAAGCTATTTTTGGAAAATGTTTCATGGTCTGGGCGGTTAAATCAAAAAGGGAATACGGAGCCTTAAGAGATAAAGAGAATGGTTCTGAAATGCCAGAGAGAACCTTATCCTTTGGTGTCCTTGCTGATGCACGGAACTGAGGGGGGCTTTCCTTACAGCACGTTAGTCAGCAAGCTGGTGGAATCCTGTGTGCTGGTCTGGCTGGTGCCGGATGCAGTGGCGAGAGCAGAACCGGATGTTTGCAGGGACTGAGCGGAGACCAAACCTGTGCAGACCGTTCGGCTGCCCTGCGGGGCTTGTGTCTGAGTGAAGCTCTGCGTGCCCGTCAGCCGCACTTCCTGTAGGGTGATTTCCACCACGGGCATGGTGATGCCGTGACGGGCGTCTCGCACCCAGCGATGACCGGTGATGCTGACATTGCTGTATTTGCGTTCTGGCGTGATAACGGCGTAGAGCGATAAATCCGCTTCCAATGCGGCAAGCGTATTGAAAAACGTCTTGCGCACATAAAGAGCCTCTATGCCTGCAAGGTGCGTGAGGTCCATACCGGAAAAGGGTGTTAGCTCAGTGCCGAAGAGGCCGGTTTCTGACCCATCACACACCATCAGCACGCGATGCTGCCGGGGTGTCTGCACCTTACTGTAGGAAAGAAATGCGCCATCTTCCAGCGGGGCCGTCGCAATCGGGCTGCTGCTTTCTGCCGAGACAGACATCACGCGGGCGGCGGACAGCACGCAGGTGCCGGTATTGGTGAAGATGCCCCACTGGCCTGCGGCCTGACTGATCATCAGATCATCCAGCACCGTGCCTAGGCTGACGGAGGCTGCGGCGCGCACGCCGGTTGATACAGACTGGCCAAGCAGAGCGGGCACGCCTGCGGCAACAGGGATATCCCACACCGAAGGCAGGGTGACGGGCACCATGGGCATGGGAGTGTTCCTTTTAAAACTGTTCTGATGTCAGGCGCGTGTTTTCAGACCGTGCCGATGGTGGCAAGGCTGGTGAGGGTATGGCTGTCCCCTCCCCCCAGCCCTTGCAAAGCCTGCGCGATGGCCTGCGGATTTCCGGACGGCACTGTGATGGTCACCGGGCCGATGTGGGTGGTTGTTGTGGGGCGAGGTGTGCTGGTTAGATGCGATGTGCTCTGGGACGCTGCGGCATGCAGCAAGGGAGAGCCGGGCAGATAGGGCTGCACCGCCAGCGCCCGCCCCGCATGGGCATGCAGCGTTGCAAGGGCGCGGGAGAGCGTGCGGGTTTGGGCTGTGAGTGCGTCCGTGTGCGGGAAACGGAGTGGGGCGTGCCCGGTGACGGTGTGGTTGGGGGAAAGACTTGATATGGGGCTGGTTAGGCTGGGGGCTGCAGGATATCCGGCGGCGGGTCTGGCCAGGGATGGTTTGGGGCTGGTTCGGGGAACGCGTGGACCTGCGGGCGAAGGGAACGCGTGGCTGATGTCTCGTTGGCCGGTCGGATAGGCCGTCAGGCTTCTGGTAGCGCGGTGGGCGGCCCGCGTGATGAGCCGGGTTAGGGCTGTGGAGAGTGTCTGCTTTGCCGGTGTGCGGGAGTCGGAAAATGGGGTGCTGAGGGATGATATGCGTTGCTCTATGGGGACGAAAAAATCTCGTTTTGGCTTTGGTTTTTCGACGTTCTTCTGTGCTGCGACCGAGTGGTCAAAAGGCCGCAGAAGCGGATTTTCCGGGGGCCGGTTTTGGAGCGTTTGCGCGGAGAGAAGAGTTGGGGGCGACGTGATCTGGGGGGCGGTCCCGGCACTCAGAAAGGCGCGGTGCGAGAGCCTGCCCTGCCCCGTCTGGTTGCGGAACGGAAAGCCTGTGTTGGGAAAAGCCTTTTCTATGCGCTGGATGATGTGTGATAGCGAGGAGACTGGCGGTACGGCGAGAGCGCCCGTTGCGGCACTGTGCCCACTGGCAAGGGCATGGGGGGCACCGGGCATGCGGGTAAAAAAGGCCGCGGCTGGTGAGCCGGAGAACGGGCCAGTGGATGTACCGGCTGAGGCGGCCAGACCTGAAAAGACGTCCGTGCGCGAGGTGCCGAAACGGGAGAGGTGTGACGCGCCCGTAGGTGCGCTCGCGAATGTGCTCGTGGATCTGGTGATGGACGGGCCACTGGATGTTGCGGAGTGACCGGAACGGGAGGTGTTAGCAGAGCCGCCCTGCCTTGAAAACGGAAAAAATTCGTCCTGTACAGTGGAGTTTCGGTCCGCGCGGGGGGAGCGGGTTTCTCGCGTGGCTTGGGGAGAGGGCGATGGGGTTGCGTTTGACGTACGGCGGGACGTGCGGGGCGCAGTTTGTCCAGAGGATGTGGAGAGATCGGCCAGAAGGCGATTGAGGCCTCGTCCGCCGCTGAGGACGGCGAGCAGGCTGACGGCCTCGCCGCGCATTCGGGCAAGAGCGGATGTGGCTTGTGTGCTGGCCTGCCGGGTGCTGGTGGCTGTTTGCTCTGCGCTCTGGCGGAGTTTGTCCAGAAGCTGGGTTGTCTGTTTCGCCTCGCTTTGCAGGGATGTGGTATCCAGTCCCAGCCGGACGACCAGTTCATCAATCAGCATTTCCGACATGCGTGGTGTTCCTCAGCCGCCCGGTGTGGGGAGCGTGTGTTCCTGAAAACCCCTGTTGGCGAAGGTGGCATTCCAGTTTCTGACCGACAGGATTTCTAGAAGATCGTAAAGATCCTCGCTGTCATAAAGCGTTTTCAACTCGTGCAGGGTGGCGAGGCCTGCGGTGATGACCGCCGCCAGCGCAGGCGAGACGTTTACGCAGCGGACGGGCTGGGTGTCTCCTGCGCGGCTTCTCCCAGCAAGGCCGCCGCCACGGGGAAGAGCTGGTGTGCGGCGGCCAGCAAAAAACCCACATGCAGCCGGAAGGCTTCTGCACGGACAAGGCCGAGGGTGTCTGGTTCCTCAAAATCCGTGGCGATGACGGCGCGGGTTGTATCCGGGTGGGCGGGGTCTGGCCGCAGGGCGACGCACTGCATCAGGCGGTCCAGCGCGCGGTCCAGCTCATTTTCTTCCATGAAGCCGAAGATTTCGATGCCCAGACCGGCCAGTCCTGCCACACCGGCTTCCGCCAAATCTGCCCCAATCCGTGCTCCGCCACGAATGGCCGCTTGCAGGATGTGACGCGCCCATTTATCGGCCGAGAAGGCATCCATGCGCGTTAAGACAAAGCGTTTTCCGTGGTCGGCACCGGCTTTGTTGTGCGTATAGTCGAGTGTTTTCATGCGAGGGGTCCTGAAACGGGCGCGCCTGCGTCTGGCGTAACGAGACGCGAGACAGGCCGGAAAATAGGCGGGACGCTGGCCGGTGCTTTGCTCGGAGTTTTGGCCGATGCTTTGGCTGGAATTTTAGCCGGGGGGCTGGTTTAGAAGCGAGGGGCCAGCCCCGGCGCTCAGATAGCGGCGGGGAGAACCCGCTCCCACGTGATTTCAAAATGTCGAGCTTCCAGCACCCGGCCCGCCGTCGGCACGTTGACAATGGAGCGCAGCAAGCCGCGCACCATGGTATATTTGCGTCCGATGGCGGGGATCTGAATTTCCGCGCCCATGCGATACAGGCCGCGCCGGGCGTCCTGTGCCATGACAATAGCCTCGAAAATCAACGCACTTTCACTACTTGCGGCCAGAGCAATGGTCTGGGTGACGGGGTTTGGAATCCAGCCGGCATTCAGGTAGCCGTCAATGCTCATGGCGGTTTCCGCCAGTTCGCGCGCTTCGGTTTCAAACGCGCGGTCGGCTGCGTAATTTTCCAGCGTGATGGGGGCGTTATACAGCCCCGGCACGGTGATGGTGTAGACGGAATTTGCGGCTGTGATGTCATAATCGGACATGGGGTCTGGCCTCCTTGCGGGGTTTTTTACTGGGCTTCGACAGAGGCCAGGGCGATGGACTGCACGGACTGACCGTCCATATAGAAAAACCGGCCCTGCACCGTGCCGCGTGCAGCACGGACAGCAGCGGGCGCGGTGGACGCCCCCGGCAGCAGATACCAGCCGCGGGTGGAGAGGACTGTATCAATACTGCGCCCGGCATCCGCGTTGACGGCCTGTTTCTGGGCGTCGGATAGGGTGACGTTGGGCTGGATGGCGCCGAAGGACAGGGCGGTATCAATCGTGCCCTGCACGGATGTGGCGATCAGGGAATCTCCCACAGCGTTATAGGGAATTTGCCCGGCGCTGGAGAACAGGGTGATGAGGTCATTCTGAAAGCTGGCGTTCATCCATATCTGGTTAATGTAACTGTCCGCCCAGGCGAAGGGACCAGAGACAGCACCGTTATTCAGAAAACTGAATGTGGAGTCCGTGCTTTTGTAAGACCCGTAGAAGCTGTAGCCGTTCTCCAGCAGGGCCTGTGCCTGTGAGGCCGTGAGGCTGGCCGGGGGCACGCCGCCATTATTGCGGAACATCAGGGTGGTGCGGCCACTGGCACGGTTGGGATTCACACTCGCGGCCCAGCCTAAGCACAGGGCTGCGGCCAGTGTGCCGCCATTATTATCGGTATTGCACAGGCAGGTGAGGCCCGGTGTGCTGGCAGCCCTGACCGTGGCGCCGAAGCTGGTGGTGGCGTTGGCAGTCAGGATGGAGGCGTCGCTATCCTGCACCACGCCCCAATAGCGGTTGGGGTGGGCGGAGAGCCATGTGGCGATCTGGGTTTTGGCGGCGGGGTCTGGTTCCTGCGCGAACAGGAAGGGTGCCCAGTCTGTTGCCTGATCGGCTGCGGTGGAGAGATAGGTGCCGTAGTCTGCGGTGGTCGGGGTGGCGGGGAGCTGGAAAATATAGAGCTTTTCCGGCGTGTCCTGCCCGTTGGTATAGGCCGAGAAATAGATGCTGGCGATGCTGGCTTCCACGGATGTGGCACCGCAGGTTGCAGCGACATCCTCCGCCGAGGTGAATGTGGAAACACCCGATGCAAGCGACGTATTTGTGGAAAAGACCATGCCATTCAGCAGGCTGACCGTGCCACCCGGAGAGAGAACGCCCGGTGTGACGGTAACGAGGGAACTGATGGGGAGCGTCATGCGGAAGGAGAACCCTGTGGGCTGGTGACATCTGCCAGAGCAAGCCGGGCGGCAGAGGCCATTGGTTGCGGGAGTGAGAGGGCGAAGCTGGCCTGAAGATGCAGGTCGATCTGCCATTGCTCTTCATATTGCCGCTCACCGTTGACGAAGGGGATCTGGCGGGCTGGCCCGGCATAGAGAGGGGCGATGCGGTGCGGCTGCGGGCTTCTGCGGGGGTGATGATGCCGGAGCGGATGTTCTGGGCATCGATATCCGCGCGGGTTTTTTGCAGGGTGGCCCGGGCGAGTTCATCCATCTGCCAGAGGAAGACGAAGGTGAAGTCGATATCCGGGTCGATCTCGCCCCACAGGTTGAGCATGACCATGTGCAGGATGGTGGTCAGGTTTTTGCGGTAAAGTGTTTCCTGAAACGCGTGCACGCGGTCATAGAAAACCCGGATTTCTCCATCCGCTGAGGCGTTCAGGCCGCTGGGAGTGATGCCGGTGAATTTGACCAGCGGCTCCTGTGCCACGGCGCACATCTGTTCCTGCGCCTGCGCTTGCAGGCGGTCCAGCCCGGCGAGGGGGGCGGCGAGCAGTTCCAGTTTTTCACGGTCCTTATCCAGCACGAAAGTGCCGCGATTGGAGCGGAAGCGGTTGAAGGCCTCGATGCGGCTGAGGAGGCCTTCCGGGTCCTGTGCGTAGGCTGACATGTCGGTTGAGAGCGCGACGATGGAGAAGGCATTGAGCAGATCGGACACGGACTGTCGGGTGCGCAGCCAGTTTTCCACCGCAGGTCGGGCCATTTGCGAAAGCGACAAACCGCCGAAATTATAAGCGGGTTTGAGAAGGTCCGGCACCGGGCGTGAGACAAACTGCAACAGCCGCGTGCTGTGCAGCAGGCCGCCCTGCACCCACCAGCGCGAGGGCTGATAGAACTCCGTGCTGAGGGGGTTGGCGGTGTCATACTGGTCTGGCGTGGTCCAGACGGGTTCGATCGGCACGAGGGCGCGGAGCGAGCCTTTGCGGAACGTTTCCGGCCGGAGCAGCAACGGGGTTTCCAACCCTCCGCCGGTGCGGGGCTGGCCTGTGTCCACATAGAGCAGGCCCATACCGTAATAGCCGTCATACTCCGCCATGCGGCGCAGGACGTCCCGCACGTTCAGGCGGATAAATTCGCGCTCAATGTCGGCAAGGCGTTGCTTTTTGTCCGCCGTGCCGCGGGCGCGGAAGATGATCCATTCCCGCGTGGCCTCGGCGGCGATGACCTCCACCATGTGCCGGTATTCCGCACGCTGGGAGAGTTCCGCCAAACGCGGGTAGCCGGGAAAGGCGGTGCCCTCCGCCACTGCCTGCCGCAGCCAGCCGAGCAGGCCGGGGTTGGCGGATGCGGCACTATCCATAGCCAGATGGGTGCGGCCATCACCCCGCACGCCTTTGGGTGGCTGGTAGGGCCGGAACACGTCCGCCTGCGCGGGGAGGCTTTGCACACGCAGGGTTTCCGCCATGTCTCGCGGGCCGATGCCGGAGGCCGTTGGAGCTGGATTTGGACGGGGGACGTTCAAGCGGGGCTCCTGGCGCGAAGGGCAGCCAGTGTCCCGTGTGGTGCGGGATAGGGCGTGGCGAGGGGAGTGGCTTACGGCGTGTGGGAATTGCCGTGCTGCCTCTGAGGGCGCGACGGGCTTGTGGGGCGCGGCGTGAGAGAGGGTAGCTGTGTGGGAAAACGCGGGTGGCGTTGGGGGGACGAGGTGAGAAGACGCATTCGGCGTTGGGTGCGCGGTGGCGGAGAGGTCTGACGTGGTGTGGCGCGGGGAGAACCAGCGGGAGAGGAACGTAGGGCGTGGCACGGGGAGGGCTCTCCGAAACAGAGGGGTGCGACGGAAGGGGTAGACGGGGCATCACAACAGGCGGATGTTCGGGAACCCGGAGCCCGTTTGCGGGTTACGAGTGGCGGACTGTCAGGATTGAAGGAATACCCGGTATGAAAACAGGTTTGACGAAAGCGCTGGCGGCAGGACTGCTGCTGGGCGTAATGGCCTCTCCGCTGGCCAGTGCGGCGGAAACGGCGGACGGTACGCTGGTGGGCGCGGATGGCGCGGAAGTCGGCACCGTGAAAGTGACGAATGCGCCCGGTGGCGTGCTGCTACGGGTGAGCGTGCGCAACCTCTCTCCAGGGTGGCATGGGATGCATTTTCATGAAAAAGGCAGTTGTGAAGCCCCGAAATTTACCAGTGCGGGCGCGCATGTGCATACCGTGAAGCCGGTGGTGCATGGGCTGCTGCATGACAATGCGAATGATAACGGGGACTTGCCGAACCTGTATGTGGGGCCGGACGGTCAGGCTACGGTGGAGCTGTATTCCACGCTGGTTTCTCTGAAACCCGGAAGCACGCGGCCTGCCCTGCTGGCCGATGGGGGCTCGGCGCTGGTGATCCATGCGCACCCGGATGATTATACCTCGCAGCCGATTGGTGGCTCGGGTGATCGGGTGGCGTGTGCGGTGATTAAAGCAGGGTCATAAAACTGAGATGCGCAAAGGCAGGGGAAACCCGGTGAGGTGCCCCCTGCCCTGCTGCTGATGCGAGATCAGGCTTTTTCGTCTTCAGCGTCTTCTTCAGGGTCTTCATCATCTTCGAAGACCAGTTCAACCGTGATGGTTGCGCTATCGCCTTCCTGAAGCTTTTTGGCGTCTGCGTTGGCTTCGTCCTCGCTTTCGTAGAACTTGCCTTCGTTGGGGTCTTCCTGCCACTCGTTACGCGGATCCCAGAACGTTACGTCGCCGTCCTCGTCTTCACGCTGTACGAGATAACCAACGATCACGTCGTTTTCGTCGCTCATGTTTTCTTCGCTCATGGTCTTTTTCCTTTACTGACCCGTCACCTATGCAGCATGGACAGAAAAAAGGAAGAGTCTCAAGTGATGATTCTGCTTCTTTTGCCTGCAATGACATTGGGAGTTGCCTGATGACTCGTGTTCTGACACCGATACGCCGCCTGACCCGGATGGCGCTCCTGGCCCCGATGCTGGCCGGATCTGCCCTGCTGGCCACGGGGGCCATGACCCCTGCAGCCCATGCCGCGCTGGCAAACGGGACAACGGCCCCGGATTTTACGCTGGATGGCGCGCTGGGGGGCAAACCTATTAAATTCTCGCTCAAAGAAGAGCTGAAGAAGGGGCCGGTGGTGCTGTATTTCTTTCCCGCCGCCTTTACGAGCGGCTGCACGCTGGAAGCGCATGCGTTTGCGGAAGCGATCCCCACTTTCAAAAAACTTGGCGCGACCGTAGTGGGTGTGACCGCGGGCAATGTGGACCGCGTGGCTGAGTTCTCCAAAGAAGAATGCCGCAGTGCGTTCCCCGTGCTGGCCGACCCGGGTGCGAAAGTAGCGGGACTGTATGACAGCCAGAAGACGCAGGGGTCCTTTGCGCTGTCCTCCCGCACATCCTTTGTGATTACGCCGGAGGGCAAGATTGTGCTGAGCTATACATCTGGTGACCCGGAGAGCCATGTGCAGAAAACGCTGGAAGCCGTGCAGGTCTGGCGGGTGGCGCAGCCTGTGCAGAAGGCGCCTTAACAGGCTGGCCCTTGTCCTGCACCGGGGTGGAGGAGTAAGTCTGGCGGGCTGATTTCATCCTGATTGCGGCAGGGGGCGGTGTGCGGGCTGGCATGCGGAAAGCCCGGACTGATCTGCAATCGCACTTCTGGACTGGTTGTTGCCGTGACTGAGACCTCTTTGCCGATTTGCGTTGCTGCGCTGTATCGCTTTACGCCGTTTGAAAACTTTGCCGAACTGCGCGGCCCGTTGCAGGCGGCGTGTGATGCGCATGGTGTGCAGGGCACCCTGCTGCTGGCGCGTGAAGGCATTAACGGTACCATTGCGGGCACGGATGCAGGCATTGCGGCGGTGCTGGAGCATATCCGCGCCCTGCCCGGCTGTGCGGAAATTGAGGTCAAGTTCTCCCGCGCGCCGAGCATGCCGTTTTTGCGCATGAAGGTGCGGCTGAAGAAAGAAATTGTGACCATGGGTGTGCCGGGGCTCGACCCGCGCTCTGACGTGGGCCATTACGTGCCCGCCGAGGAATGGAACGCACTGCTGGAAGACCCGGACACCATTCTGATTGATACCCGCAACGATTATGAAGTGGCGGCTGGCACCTTTAAGGGTGCGATTGACCCGAAGACGAAGACCTTCCGGGAGTTCCCGGAGTGGTTCCGCGCGCACCGGGAAGAGCTGATTGCCGAAGGGCGCACACCGCGCATTGCCATGTTCTGCACGGGCGGGATCCGGTGTGAAAAAGCCACTGCGTTTGTAAAAGCGGAAGGACTGGACGAGGTTTACCACTTGCAGGGTGGTATTCTGAAATATCTGGAAAATATTCCCGAAGAAAAAAGCCTGTGGCGTGGCGAATGTTTTGTGTTTGACCAGCGCGTGACGGTGAAGCACGGGCTGGAACCCGGATCACTCGACCAGTGCCATGCCTGCCGCATGCCGCTGACGGCGGAAGAAATGGCCTCCCCCGAATATGAGCATGGGGTGAGCTGCCCGCATTGCTACAACGAACGCGATGAAAAACAGCGCGCCCGTTATGCTGAGCGCGAACGGCAGGCGCAACTGGCGGCGGAACGTGGGGAAGTGCATCTGGGCGCGCATATGGATGAAATCCGTGAGCGCAAGCGCCGGGAGCGGGAAGAAGAAATCCGTCGGCAGAATGAGAAGCGGCAGGTGAGGCACTAGCCTCACCTTATTCTGTCTCGTACTGTTTCAGGATTTACCAGCTACCAGAGCTCCAACCCACCCGTTTCCAGCTGTTGTTAGCAATACAGGCGTAATGGTAATTGGCATCATCAGCAAACTGACCCGCTTTGCAGCTGGACTGTGAGCTGGAGGGAACTGCTGTTGTATTAACAAGACTCCCTTTGAAGGTGCCAATACCCCCCAGATAAGTCAGGTTTCCTTCTGCATCGACATAAAGGAAGACATTCGTATAGCCTCCCTTATTCTGAAGAACGAGAGAGTTTCCGTTACTGACAAAAAGATTACCATTATTAACCGTAACCGTATGGTCATCTCCCACCTTAACAACAGGCTGGCCACCAACTTTATATTCAAGAGCTGAATCGGCAGCTTCGTAAGACAGGGTATGTTTGTTCGCTGTGGCCAGTGTTCCCTGAGCAGAAAAATCCAGTCTCTGACTAGGCGCCATGCGGATGACATCAGCATCCTGGCCGAACTGTGCAACAGATGTATCCAGAACGGCCTGCGTGATTTTGGTATCACTTGCAATTGCGCTGATGAAATCAAACGCATCGCCTGTCCAGAACATGCCGGATGAAATGGTAGACGCTTTTTCCTGACCAAACTGCCATGTTACCGTGCCATCTTTGACAACGGGAACAGAATACATCGGCTCATTGGCCCCGGTAGATTCCTTATTACTATCGAGTTTATACGTCCCTGTGCCGCCAGTCGTCCCCGAAAGCTGAGAGGTGATATGGACAACATTGACCGGAGAGGCGCCGGTAATGGAATCTCCCACGCTGAGACTGCCGCTGGCGACTTTTGTCACTGTCAGGGTATCCCCGGAAATGCTCCCCAGAATTTTCGCGGGAACAGGGAAAGCTGGTTTTTGCCCCCCTGTAGTGCCTGACTGCGTTGCGTACCAGACGTAATCCGTTCCGTCTGAAGCTGTAACACCAATTACCACAGGTTCAGGCAGATCATCCTGCCCGGCGCCTGAAACTGTAATTTGCTTATTGGCAGACCAGCCCCCAGGGTTCAGAGAGTGTCCGTTCACATAAAACAATGATCTGTGGCCGCCCTGAGGATTGCCGTAATCGGGACTCCAGTCCTTAATATCCTGCCCGTACGCCCACAAATCATACTCGTTCCAGGACGCGAACGCGCCGGCTGATTTGGGGCTGAAATCATTCAGATCAATGACGAGCCCCCACATGGAATTTTGCCCATATTTTTGAGCATTAAGCGAAAGACCGACATCATAAGAGCCAGACGGGTTATTACCGTATGACGCGAGTGTAGCCTGAATAGGGGACGTGTTGCCGGTAGACGTGGGACCACTGATTGCCCGGAAAAGCCCGCTGGCATATTGCTGATAATTACTGGACCATGGCCCCGTGAAATTCTGGTTTTTGTTCCAGTAAAATGACGTAAAGGGGTATGTGAAACCTGTTTCCTTATTCTGGTATTCAATTGAAACACCATTGGAGAGCATGACACTGGTGTCTCCATCCCCTGGGATAGGAGGATAATCACCTGTTTGTCTGGTACCCCAAATATATGTTAATTTCTTTTTCGGGTTATCTGGAAGCCGACCATCCCAGGTCGAGCCTTTAGGAATATAGACAACAGAATTTTCACCCAGAGAATTGAGAACATTTTCCATATTCTCTTTATCTGTTTGAGAATTATCCAGAGATAGTCCAAAATTCTTCAGATTATAAGTATCCTGCACAACAGCCTGTGCCGTGCGGGCAATAGTGCCTTCGCTCGATATCTGCAAACAGGGGGCTTTTACAGAAGAAGATGCTGCCTGAAGCACACGAGACCACTCGGGTGTATTCAGAAAAGATTTATCGCTATAACCCGGACCTTCAACATCATAAGCAGACGTCTTATTGTCAGAAGTAACCTGAGTTACTTTAATTTTCAGGCCTGTGTCGGGATAGGAAAACTCATCTCCAACAGTAATATTATGGCCATACCGGTCTGCATCCGTGACCCAGGGGGTAACCGGACAAACTTCGGCATTGGTCTGATTGTAAGCGGTATTGACGGTATCCGAGCTAATATCGCTGCCTGTCGATGAGAGGGCTGTGCTGGCCATCGCCATATCAGGGAGAGCAAGAAGCAAGGATAGCGCAAAGAAATATTTTTTCATTGTCTCTTACCTTTTATACAGAATGAGCCAGAGATCGTTCAGATCCGGGCAAGGAAATCTGGAGCGAAACGAGGCAGGGGCGTGGCGTCAGTCAGGGCTGTGAAGGCGCCTGCTGCGGCGTCGACCTGATCGTCATGTCCGCCGCCGGGGAAGGCGGCGAGTTCTTCCAGAAAATTTGGGGTCCAGGGGGCGCGGACGGCGAGGACGTTGCCTGCGTTGACCTGGGCTGCGAACGGGGCTGCGCGGGTGGCTTTATCGCCCGTTTCCCGCACGGTTTTGACCTGATAGCCCGCGAGGCGGCCTGTCAGATAGCGGGCCTGTGCGACGCCGGCCTGCCCCGGGTCCTGCGGCAGGATGATGCGGGTTGCGGGGCTGTCCTGCGCGGCGGTGGCGAGGAGCGTTGCTTCTACCTGAGCGGGGTCTCCGCGCAGGCGGGTGACATCCAGCACGCAGAACCGGCCATCTGGCAGGCGGGAGAGTTTGACGCCCACCGTCCAGTCCGCATTGCGGCCAGTGCTGTGGCGGGTGGCGGCGAGGTCCCATCGGCGGACAGTCTGGCCGCCTGCGGGGGCGGCGGATTGCACGGTTATCATGCCCGTCTGGAACAGGGTGCCTTCCGCCGGGACGGGGGATTGCTGATAGAGCGCGCCCCATTCCCGCGCGCCAATGGCGAGGCGGATGCGGGCGAGTTCCGGCTCTGGAAACGCCTGCGGCCAGAGGGCTGTGCCGGGGGCGCGGTTGAGTGGGTCGGCCTCTTCCGCCAGAGCGGGGAGACGGAGGATGTCCCATGCTTCGCCATTACCGCTTTGCATCTCATCCAGCAGGCGGCCTGCGAGGTCATCGGGGGACCAGCGCGTCATCACCAGCACAATGGCCCCGCCGGGCATGAGGCGGGTGCGCAGGACGGCCCGATACCAGTCCCACACGGCGTCGCGGCGGGCGGGGCTTTCGGCTTCCTGACGGTCCTTGACCGGATCATCCACAATGGCGAGGTGGGCGCCCTTCCCTGTCAGGCCGCCGCCAATGCCCATGCTGGCGTAGAGGCCGCCCTGTGCTGTGTGCCAGGCATCCTTCGCGCTGCTGTCTGCGGCCAGTGTTACGGTGGGAAACAGGGAGTTGAAGCGGCGGGAGGCGACGAGGTTGCGGACGTCTCGCCCGAAATCCTGCGCTAAAGAGGCCCCGTAGGACGCGCATACAACCTGTTTGTTCGGGTTGCGGCCCAGATACCATGCCGGAAAACGCTTGCTGGTGAGTTCAGATTTTCCATGCCGGGGTGGCATGAAGACCATGAGGCGGGTGATGGCCCCGCGCTCCACGGCATCCAGTTTGTCACACAACAGGTGATGATGCGCACCAGCCTGATAATCCGGCATGGTGTAGCGGGTGAAATCCAGAAGCCCCTCTCTGGCTTCAACCCGCCGGGCGAGTTCAGTCCGGGCTGCCTGCTGCGCCTGTTTGCGCAAGTGTGTTGAGTTCATCATCCGAAAACTCTTCGACGCTGCGGCGGACAACCGCATTCATGGACAGGCCCGCCAGTTTGGGGTGCAGGTAAGGGGCGGCCACTTTGGCGGCGTCAAACTGGCGGTCTGTTATGGTCTCGTCCCCCTGCATGACGCGGGTGAAAATATCCAGCGGGGTGATGGGGGCGGATTTTCTGGGGCGTCGTTTAGGAGGCGTTGGTTTTTCTGGCAT